ACACCGATATAGAACTAACACAAAGTATTTTAGTTTATTTGGGTGTCAGTATGGTTTTGGTATCTATTGGTGATTACCTAATACAAGTTATTGGTGTTAAAAAATTAGGGGGAGGTAAAAACGCGATTGCTGGAACAATAATAGGGATGATAGTTGGGTTATTTTTCCCACCAGTGGGTATGTTATTAGGGGCTTTTGTTGGTGCATTTTTAGGTGCTAAAAAAGATACCAATAACGAAGGTGAGGCTTTAAAAATAGCTTTAGGTGCGTTTTTAGGTTTTATTGTTGGTACTGTTTTAAAATTAATTTATTGTGTTTACATTTTTTACTATATAATAAAAGTATTATGAGGATAGGTTACGCTTGTATTAACATGACTTTAAGTGGTCAAAAACCAAAAATAACCACAAATAGGTCTATGATTAAAAAAACCTTTTTAAGTAAAGGAATTGATTACGCTTCTGAGTTAAGTTTACTAAATGTTTTGGACTTAATTAAAATAATCCAGTGGAATGAAGATAATGGTATTAATTTTTTCAGATTAAGTTCTAACATATTTCCTTGGGCTTCAGAATATTCTATTACAGATTTGACACACTATCTTAGAATAAAACATTTGTTGGAAGGTGTTGGAAATTTAACTAAAAAGTATGACCATAGGATGACCTTTCATCCAGGTCCATTCAACGTATTAGTGTCTCCAAACGAGAAAGTCGTTCAGAATACAATTAAAGACCTTTCAACACATGGTGAGATATTTGACCTAATGGGGTTGTCTCGTACACCATATAATAAAATTAATATTCATTGTAATGGTGTTTATGGTGATAAGATTTCTGCTATGGATAGATTCTGTAAAAACTTTGAGTTATTACCCGATTCAGTAAAGACTAGACTAACTGTTGAGAATGATGACAAAGCTAGTATGTACTCCGTGAAAGACTTAATGTATATACATGAACGTATTGGTATCCCTATTGTTTTCGATTATCATCACCATAAATTTTGTACTGGTGGTTTAACCGAACAAGAGGCTCTTGAAATGGCAATATCAACGTGGCCGAAAGATATTACACCAGTTGTTCATTACTCCGAATCTAAATCATTACATGAGAATAATGATAAGATTAAACCACAAGCACATTCAGACCTAATCAATAAAATGCCTAATACTTTTGGGTATGATGTGGATGTTATGGTGGAAGCTAAATCCAAAGAACTATCCATATTATCTTATTTAAATGTAGAAAATACTTTATTGTCTTAAAAATTTTTAATACTATTAAATAGTAAATCTAATTTAATAAAAATCACACACATGAAACCACAAAAAGAATTTACATTGTTGTCCGAATTAGAACCTGGGGACTTGTTTATTAGTAAGGCTAATAACGTGGGAACATATATTGGTTTAGTCGAAAGTGGTTATCAAATTAAAAACAATGATAATGGTAACATATATGTGGTACCACATGGTAAATTCCCAGTTTTCAAAATAAAATATAGATTTGATAACAATTTTAAGAAAAAGGAGTACACCATCAAACAAATAGACAAAGGTACAGCTTACCAATTTATAAAAAAATACCACTATTTGGCTGATGCAAAATTCTTCGCTAAGTTTTCTTTTGGTTTATTCAAAAAAGGGTGTGATGATTTATTGGGTGTTACTACTTTTTCTAACCCACAAGGTAATGTTGCACTTAAAGGTTGGTTTGGTTTACCCAATAGTGACCAAACGGTGTTAGAACTATCTAGATTGTGTGTTCTGCCAAATTTAAACGGAACAAACGCGACATCATTTTTATTGGGTAACTCAATTAAGTTACTTAAAAAAGAAAGTATTAGAGCGGTAATTACTTTAGCGGACAATTCAAGACACAGTGGTAGTATATACCAAGTCTGTAACTTTACTTACTATGGTTTATCAAACCCAAAAAGTGATTTCTTTTTATATGTTGGTGATGGTACTTTTAAGAAAAATTTTAGGGGTAAAACCAAAGATGCTAAGGGTGTTTGGTTACCTAGAACACAAAAACATAGGTATGCTTACATATTAGATAAAACATTAATTTGTAATTACACACCTAAAGAGTCACCCAAAAAAGAAGATTACTGTAAAAAAGAATGTGTTTGTGTGGATAATGTTGTATTTGACAAAAGATTTGAAGATAAATTTACTTGTCCTAATTGTACTAAAGAATTAAAATTATTGGAATAATTTTATAATTAAATTTTAATTTTTCACATATATCAGTTGATTTTTTATTAGAATTACGTATTTATGTATCGGACACAAATAGTCCATAATTGTTAATTAAAGTCGTGTTAAAAAATTTAAATACACGATTAAAAAAAAAAATGAAAGAAACGAAAACTTATCACGAAATCACTCAAAAGTTGAGGGATTTTTTTTTAGCTAAAAATTTTGTAGAAGTTCCATCACAATCAAGGAAATCAATTCTAGCGGCATGTGAGAATCCACACTCCGTAGCTACGTTTACTTATGACGGTGTTGTATGGCCACTACCACAAACTGGTCAAATGTGGTTGGAACATGAATTATTGAAAAACCCAGATTGGGAAGGATGTTTTTGTGTATCCACATCTTACAGAAACGAAAAAGACCCAATCCCAGGTAGACATGAGAAGATATTCCCTATGTTTGAATTTGAAAGTAAAGGAAACTTTGATGACTTGAGAAAATTAAACATAGAGATGGTTGAGTATTTAGGTTTTGACTCACCAGTACAAATTGATTACGATGAGACTTGTGAAGAATATGGTGGAGTAGAAATCCTTGAAGATGAACACGAAAGTAAAATGTGGAAAGAACTAGGACATTCAGTATCACTTGAAACGTTTCCGATTAGAACATCACCATTTTGGAATATGAAGTATATCGGTGATGGTAAGTTTAATAAGTGTGATATCATTCTATATGGTCAAGAAACATTTGGTACTGCTGAACGTAGTTGTGACGTTGATGAAATGAAACACTTTTTCTATACTATTATGGATGGTGGTTATGCTGATAAACTCTTTGAACTATTTGGTAAGGAAAGGGTTGAAGCTGAACTTGATGAATTCCTATCTAACGATTTCTTCCCAAGATTCGGTGGTGGTATTGGATTGACGAGATTGGGTAGAGCTTGGGAGTTACTTAAAAAAGAAAAAGAAGAAAAAGTACAATTAAGTTTGTAGTTTAAATATAAATGACTATATTTGTATTGTTGAATTGATAAACATTAAAAAATAGAAATATGACTGACCAAGAGACAATACAAAAACTAACAAACTACGAAGGTGATAATAATTTTATTAAATCAGTACTTAAAGGTTACAATCGTTGGGGGAGTTTAACACCAAAACAAATGGAGGCCGTTAAAAAGTTCTTCACACCTAAGAAATCTAAAAACACAATCAAACCTATTAAAGTAAATTTTGATGTTGTTTTGAAAAGGTATGTCGCTAGAGGTATTTCTGAAGAATATGACTTAGGAAAAATAACTCCAATTACTGTAACAATTTCAGAGATTAACGCTTTAAGTCCTAAAGCTATTAGAGTAAAGGGGAAGATGACTTTTACAGATGTTGGGTGTTGTCGTTGTTGTGGTAGAGATTTGACTGATTGGATATCAAAAGCTTCTGGAATTGGTCCGACATGTGCTAAATATATGGGAATCAAAAGACCAACCAAAAAAGCTGAAATTGCTGAGTTTAATAAAAATTTAAAAGAAAAAATTGATGAGATTGGTGAGTTTGAATTTTGGATTCCTAAATCACACATAAAAAATGCTACGGGAACCCTTAAGTATATTTTAGAATGTTAAAAAATGGGGTAAATTACCCCATTTTTTTTTATTTACACTTTTCTTAAATTTTAATATTTAATATATTTTATACATGAATTATAACGAAGATGACAGAGCACAAAGATTACTAGATATTTTCCCTATGGTAGAAGGTGAAGTAAATGTTTCTTATATAAATTCTACAGAACATGTGGTAGCTTGGCAAAAACACGAAAAAAGAACTGTTTGGTGGATTTGTTTAAAAGGTAGTTTGAAGGTAGGTTGGGCGACAGATGAAGATGGTTGTGAGTTTAAGTATCTTTCAGATAAAAACCCACAACCGTTAAAAATACCACCTGGAATTTACCACGGATATAAAGCTTTAGAACCAGGAACAATACTACTTTACTACGTAAGTTATTTACACCACAATTTAACTGATGAAATTAGAGTAAAAGTTGGACATTTTGGTGAAATTTGGAAAATTGAAAATAAATAAATAAAATTATTAATAAAATGAAAAAAGAACCTATTTGGGGAGCAAAACAAGAGGAAAAATCTAATTCTTCTAATGACACTAACAATCAAATTACAACAGTAAATAATCACATTTATTTTTATTCTGAAGTTGAGAGGGGTAAAATGTTGGAACTTAATAAAAAGTTAAATGAATTAGATAAAGAATTACAAATT